ATAATACTATTACTTAAAGTACCTTTTGGAACTGTCAAAGTGGTTGTGCCATCGTCTTGTATTTTCAACCTGTCCGTCCCCGCACTATTCTGAACCAAAAGCGATGTAGTGGCGGATGTTGAGCCACTGCCTTTGAGCAATAAAGAAGTTGCATTTCCAAATCTTGCACGCAGTGAATTGCTGTATGAAATATCCGTTCCACTTCCCCGTGAATTTATTAAAACATCAGTATCCAATGCAATCAAATAATTGCTATCCGATGGGGTTTCGCTCGCTTTGTAAAATGCTTTGAAAGTATTAAATGCCGTATAATCACGAATCAATAATCCACTTGTTGCACTTGCAATTTTTACATTACCTAAAATATCAGCAGTTTGTGTCGGATTATTTAACCCAACCCCCAACCTATTATTGACATCATCCCAAAACAAGTTAGCCGCATCACTTGCAAAGGCACTACCATTGCTGAACTGAATAGCACCCGATACACCGCTTGGTGATGTTACCACGGGGATATTCCCCGAACCTAACAAACTTGCACCATTGATAGTTTTGATGTTTGTTCCCGATACCAATGTATCTTGTTTGGCGGCAACTTGGGTGGTATTGGCAATTGCAACTGCGTTAACAGTTGGTGAACCCGTCAAGTTTACACCCGTTGTGGACACCTCCATTGGTAGGTTGTTACCATTACCATCAGAAAGTACCTTTGGTGTTCCACTTATGGCGGTGTTATCGCCCGTTTTTATTAACCCTGGGTATGTTCCCGCAGGGGTTAAGCCGTTTAATGATATTCCCATGATTATATATTATTCCAAGTATCGTTAATTGAATTCCATTGAGTGTTGATTTGTTGCCATTCCAAGGTTGCAAAGGTCGGGTTTCGTGTTATTTGCCCAATGCCTTGCGCCCACAAAGTGCCATCACAACACTTTTTGGAGTATGTTAATTTTTCTTTGCACAAACACGCCCGTGTTCCACCTCCTTGCGGTGATGACCTTGATGGGGTTTTCCACCCATTTTGTGTGTTGTTATTTGGGTTGTTCCAGTTGCTCATTTTCTTATCAATGCAAAAAGTAAAAGTAAAAATAACACCGATCCAATCGCCACACCAATTTTTTGTGGTACGCTGATTCTTTCTTTGTACTGAATTTGTGGTGGTAACTGAATGGTTTTGGTGTAACGGATGGTATCTGCCTTCACAATTGTTTGAACTCTTATCACATCGTGATTTCTGTAAACAATCGTTTTAACGCCATCCTTTTCAATTGTGAGGGTATCAATCGTTTTTGTTGTGAAAGTGTCTGTAATGGTCACAGAATCACGCACAAACACGGTATCAATGCCATACACGCTTATTTGTGCCATGGCGGGGTTCTTTTTGATGGCTTGTTCCAAATGCCACTGCGCAGAACACCCCGTCAACAAGATGATAAGTGTTAATAATTTACCACCTTTGACAAACAAATCGCACTTCACCTTATTGATGGTTTTCAATTGCGTCATGTAGTTGGTCAATTTCTTGACCTTTTCATCCTTTGGCTTGTATGTTTTCTTTACAGATTCCATGAAACATAGTTAGACGGATTTGTATTTGGGTATTCACCCGCTTGTTGGTCCTCGGTGTACTGTGAAAATAATTGTGGGTAGTAACTCAAATAATCCACAACCCTACGGCGATAAGTTTCCGCAATATTTCTTTGGCGTTGAACCAATGTATCAATTTCGGTTTTGTCTGGCAAAGTTGTGTTTTCGGGTGAGTTCCTCAAAATACCTGCATTGCTTACCTCATAACCATGAAACAACAACAAATCGGCCATGGCGTAATGAATCAACATCGGTTGTACATAGTGTGAAACCAAAGTTTGATAGTTGCCCGTTAAAGTCCCGTTTTCAACCTGGGTTAAAATGTACCGATAAAGTTTAGTTCCCAAAAGTTCTTGAACTTGTATGTCTTGACTGATTTTAACAAAGGGATAGATTTTGTCCACATCCACATTACCACCCAATTGGGTGTATTTGAAGATTAGTTCTTTGTCTACTAATAGTATATCATCGTTTGCGTACATCTTATTTGTTTTTTAATGATCCTTTGTTTGGCATATCAATAGGGCGTGTCTTGGCGGTATTCCACCCACTTGGTGAGAATGGCACACCCGCATTGTCTGCGCTTTTGTTTGATACTTCGTTGTAATTATCTAAATCCCTACTTTCGCCAACCTCGTTTGGTTGCTTTGGCAAAAACTTTCCCTTGACTTGTTTGCGCCTAAATGTCAATCGTTCCCATCTGTGGTGACAATTTACACCGCCTTTGTACTTCCAAATTGAATAGGAACTTTGGCCGCTTGGGGCAAATTGTCCGTTCACACCCGCATCACCCATTTGGATGATATCCTCCCTACGGAATATCACTCCGCTTTTGGCTTCTTGAACCATTGTAGAGCAAAACTCCCTTGATTTGTTGGATACGAAATCAGGACCATAACGGTATCGGATTTTGTACACCCCTTTATCATCATCACTTTTTTTATTGGGGTTGTCATACGCCAAGTTAAATCTTAGTTCTTCGTCCGCGTCTGTAACCTCTTGAACATCAATCAATTCCCATTCATCGGTGTTAATTATTTCCCCCTTGTCTTTCAAATGTTCTATCCAAGATTTTTCGTCTTGGATGGTCATGTCCTTGGACAAATCAATTTCTTTTAATTTACTTTCTGCCCAACGGATCCCCGCATCACCACCCCATGCATCCCACATCAATCCACCACATCCTTCTGAATATGGTACATCTTTGTTTTGTTGGTGACGGCGAAACGCTGCCATCCTTGCAATAGTTTCACGGCTTATGGGTTCACCATTTGCCAACTGATTTGCACGGGCTTTGCCCACTGGCGTTCCACACTCACCCCATCCGTTCTTTTCTGCCCACCCCAACGCCTTTTTAGCGTTACTCCTTGCACCTTCGGGGTAATCTGTGTATGAATCCGCTAAATCAATCTTTTTTTTTTGACTTGACAACGATACGCCCGTTTCTTCTTCACGGGTTTCATCATCAATGACATTGCCACTTAAATCGGTAAATTCCAAAGGTTGTAAGGTCTTGAAATAAAGATTCAAATTAAACCCATTAAAGTTCAACACCTTGGTGACTGCATCAATAATCAATCTTTGAAAAGGGCGTACAACAACATTGTCAAACAAGATTGACGCTGACTTTAATTCGTCTGCATTGCTTCCAAAACCCGTGTTGTCCTTAATACCCAAAAGCAAGGGCGAAACGATACGATGCGCCACCATGATTTTCTGCATGGATTCTTGGGAAAGGAACTGATATTGGTTGTGAGCATCACTCAATTGAACGGGTGTAATATCGGCACTTGAATCTTTGCCATCGTTCCACGAGATAATAAACCTACCTGCGTTTGACGATCCACCAAACTTTTGTTTGATTTGGGCTTCCACCGTGTCTTTAACCTCGGCGGGTGGTTGCCCGTTGTTGAAGTTTATCAACATTGATGGGGCTAACCCATTCATGATGTTGTTAATATGGAAATTGGAAATCTCCGCTTCCAAGTTGGCATATTGCGTACCGCCTTGGTAATCCACGGGTGCGAAGTAAAACGAACCCGTAGAATATGGTTTGATTGTAAGGATACATTCGTTTGCACTTTGGTCATAACCGAACGCCCTAAATTCAATTGGCGTGTGGTTACGCTTCATGTTAGCCCAATCGGGGCAATAATAGTACTTTTCAATTTCACCCTTTTCGTTGCACTTGGCGGGCCGAAGGGTTTGTTGTGGAAAGTGCTTGGCTTGGACATACTTTTTGCGATCCTTTGACTTTACAAGTTGGAATGATGCTTGGCCTAACATCTTCAAATCCATTGTAACTGCACGAAGGTCATCCGCACTGAACAACTTTTTGAATTCAATGTAACCTGGTAAATCCCTTGATGCCCTTGTAACCTCCAACCCTTTACCAAAGATTTGGTCAACCGTGCCTTTGATACACGCATTGTTGGTGGGTGATGAATGGTATAAGTCAATCAAATATTGGTAGTAATTATTATCATCCCCGTATTGCACCCAATCTTTGTTCTTTTGCTCAATGATGGATGGGGCGGTGTATGATTGTAATTGTATAAATTCTAAACTCATAATGTTTTCCAATTAGGTGTACCTGGGGCGGTCGTTGTGAACTGCTTCCAAGTGTTGTAAATGTTTGTTGTTCCCGTAATCCAATATCCCAAAACCTCCCAAATCAATACATCACCATTATACACACGAAACAATAATTCATCCGTGTTCTTTGCCACTGCGTTAATTGGCGTTAGAGCGGGTAAATTCATTGTGATGAAGGAATATGACTTCACACACGCAGTCGTGGTGGAAACCATCGTTTTTGTGGGTTTATGCCATACCTCAATGGTTGCCGTTGACACACCTTCAAAATCCACGAACGATGTGAATGTAACTGATGTGGATGTGTTATTGATGTGCATACCTATAAAACGCAATTCTAACTTTTTGTTGCAAAAGAAAACCCCCCACCGATTTGATGAGGGGTTGTTGTCTACAAATACTCTTTGTAGAGTGGTTCAAATTAAACTCCTTCGACTGGGGTAACTACCAATTTAATCTCGGTGTAATTGTCCGCATCTACGGGTGCGGGTGGCAATGGTTCGCTTGACATGAATGTCAAAGTATTCAAACGAGCATCACCCATTTGTGTACCCCATGCACTTGATCCACCATTGGCATCACAACCCAAAGTTTCACCCAACAACCAAAATTGGTCGTTTCTGTCCCACACGATGATTTGCCATCTACCTTCGGTCAACACTTTCAAAGTGTCCATGTCGGCATCGCCCGTTACGGGAGTTTTCCCGCTTGGCTTGAATGACAAAGTAAAGGTGGTTTCGTACGCAGCCGTTCCGTTATCGCGCGATGCAATCACGGCGGTTTCCAAAGTACTCAAACCTTTCAACTCCCAAAATGGGGCTGAAATTGGGGTTGTAGTTGTTCCATTGTCAATCAATGTTACTAACCCCGCTGGTACGCTTTTTGTAACTCGGTTCTTGAATTCAAATGGTACGAAGAACGCACCTTTCAAACCACCCACGAATTGCTTACATGGTTCGTATCTTCCTAATAAAGTTCCACAACTTGGCATATTTTTCTATTTTGTTGGTTAAAAAAAAGGGGCGGGTGTTTACGCCCACCCCGTGTTTATATTGTTCCTATATTATTAGGTTACATTAATTACAACTTGTTGAGTTGGGTTGGTAGCGATGATACCACCAGTGAAACGCATGATTACACGCACATTCTGTGAACCATCG